AAATGTCAGAATTATTCAATGGTGCCAGGCCTTTATTGCCTGTGAGTGAAAGAGATGCTTTGAGAAAAGCTATCATAAAGATTAAAGCAAGAAGACAAGGTGATCTTAAGTCACTCATTAGTGCTTGGCCCAAGTTTAATGATGCTTTTTGTGATGGATTAGAATGGAGAACTATCACCATAGTTGGTGCTAGACCCGGTACAGGTAAAACTTTATTCATGGAACAGTTGATTAGTGATATTATAGAACACAATCCTGACCAAGAATTTAGAATCCTTAAGTTCCAGATGGAAATGGTTGATGAAACTAACGGGGTAAGAAAATTAAGTCTGAATACAGGTGCTGATTACAACACGCTAATGAGTAAGGGTGGAAGACCCGTAGATAAGAGTATTTTCTATAAATGTGTAGACTATTATGAGAAATCTGTTGACAGAGACTTTATTAATGTAGTATATGATGCTTGTACCACTGATGAAATGTGTGCTACTATCCATTATGAGATGGAGAAACACAAGAAAGAAGATGGTACATTCACTAATATGCTAGTTACTATAGATCACTCAGCATTATTTAGAGTAGGAAAAGGACAGAAAGACAAGTTTGAGATGTTAAATGCTTTAGGTGAGGCTCTCACTATGATGAAGAAAAGATATCCAGTTGCTTTTGTTGTCCTTAGTCAGCTTAATAGAAATATTGACAATCCTGATAGATCTAGAGATGGAGAATATGGTAATTATATTCTTGACTCCGATATCTATGGTTCAGATGCTCTATTGCAACATGCAGATGTAGTAATGGGTATCAACAAACCATCTATTAGAAAGATAAGACAGTATGGACCAGAGAGGTATATAATCAATGACGAGGATCTCTTGGTATTTCACTTTTTGAAATCTAGAAATGGTACAACAAGGATGAGCTTCTTTAAATTAGACAGAGAGTCTATGCGGATTATAGAAGTTGACACACCTGCTCAAGCAACAAAGAAAATCACAATTTAAAAACAAAGTATGAGTACAAGAAAAGAAAGAGAAAAAGAATTTTTTGTCCAGCACATGGACACATTCAAAGCTCTCAAACTAAATGACCCATTCTTTATTATCAAGACTGCCTTCTTTCAGAAAGGTAAGTATGGTAGACAAGTTCAGTTCTTTGAATCTGAAATTGGTAAAGGAGAGGATATTTATGTTGAGTTCTATGACAATGTTACTGATGATAAAGGTACAGTTACTGATGTAACTCCTTTCACAGCTGACAGACAGTTGTTTAAATACAAGTATAATCCTTTTTATATGGAGGAATATGAAACAAAAGAAGGTTCAAATTTTAAGGGTGAACCTTATATTTTGTATACAGTTCCTGTTTCTGAAATGATTGCTGTTCTTAAAGATGGCACTGAGATTACTTATGCTCTTTATGAGAAGAGAAAAGCTGATGCTGAAACAAAAGCTAAAGAAGAAGAACTAGAACTTCCAAGATTACAGAAGACATTGTTTCCTGACTTTGAAGAGCAATTTGCTCCAAAACCTGAGGAAAAAATAGGAGAATTATCTTTACATATTACAGGTGAAGAATCAGCTTCTGATATTCTATTAAGAATTTCAACAGAGTTTCAAAAACTAGCACAAAAACTAAAGTAATATGAGCATAGTACTTCCAACTAAAAAGGTGGGACCTCAAAGAGTTAATCCTAAGAGATTAATTATCTATTCAAAGCCAAAGACAGGTAAGACAAGCGCATTTGCTGGTCTTGATGACAATCTGATCATAGATCTAGAGAATGGTGCTGATTATGTAGAGGCTCTAAAGATCCAAGTAACTTCTTTACAAGAGCTACTTGATGCAGGTAAAGCAATTAAAGCTGCCGGTAACCCATACAAGTATGTTACAATAGATACTGTAACAGCCTTAGAAGATATGGTAGGTCCTTTAGCTATTAAGCTCTATCGTCAAACTAGCATGGGTAAGAACTATGATGGTGATAATGTATTGTCTTTACCAAATGGTGCAGGATATTTATATTTAAGGCAAGCTTTCTTTCAAGTTTTAGATTTTATTGATACTTTAGCTCCCCATATTATTCTTGCAGGTCACATTAAGGACAAGCAAGTAGATGATAAAGGTGAGATGGTATTGGCTGCAAACATTGATTTGACAGGCAAAATCAAATCTTTGATCTGTGCAAATGCAGATGCAATTGGTTACATGTTTAGAAAGGGTAATAAAACCATTCTATCATTTAAGACTAGTGAAGAAGTGACTTGTGGTGCAAGACCTGAGCACTTAAGAAATGAAGAGATAGTAGTTTCTGAGATGAATGACAAAGGTGAACTTGAGTTTCACTGGGATAAAATTTATGTATAAAACAAATAAAAAATAGAAAAATGGCATTAAGCACAACAGACTTAGGAACAGGTGGTTCAGGAATGGCAAAAACAATTGCACCAGGAAATCATACATTGAAAATTAACAGCATTGAACTAGAGGACTTTAGATTTATTGAAGGTGCAAAACATCTTATCTTGCATGTAGAAACTGAACCTATTGAAGGATTTGAAGGTTTCTGGATTGATAAAGATGATGAAAGCCAAGGTAGATATGATGGTCAGATTGGTAGAATTAAAGCTAGCCAATATGCATTTGCAGATGGTGAAACTAAATCTGGTATCAAAATTCAAAGAGATAGATCTATTCTAATCTTCTTACAAAACTTATGTAATACACTAGGTATCAATGAGTGGTTCCGTGAGCAAGATGGTAAACATGAAACTGTTGAAGATTTTGTTAATGCATTTAGTAAAAGTGCTGAGTACAAAGGTAAATTCTTAGAATTCTGTGTTGCAGGTAAAGAATATGAAAGCAAATCAGGTTATACTAACTATGATATGTGGTTGCCAAAAGCAGAAAATAAGAAATATGCTATGGCAGAAGTAGAAGCAGGTAAGGTTATGACTTATGAAGAGGCAAAACACCTTAAAAAGATAGAAGTTAAAGATGTAAAAGGATTTGGTGATGATGATTCATTATTTAATCCAAATAAAACTTCTTCAGACTTTAGCTTAGACTAAATAATCCTTAATTAACAAGGGGGGTTCAGTCTTGAGCTCCCCTTTTTTATTGTAAATTATGATTTCAACTAAAAATCTAGTATCTGATTTACGGGATGTTCCCAGAGAATGGGTATTTGAGTATTATTTGAACTTAAAGGAAAGACTAATAGGTCAGGATATAAAGATGCTTTCTGCATTTAATGCTAAGGATAAAGTTCCTTCCATGTTTATATATACTGATGCATCAAACTTTTATAAGTTCAAGGATTTTTCTTCTGGTAACCAAGGTGATAGCATAGAATTAGTAAAATGTTTATTTAATCTAGAGTCTAGAGGACATGCTGCTAATAAGATTATCAATGATTACCAAGATTTTCTTTCACATAATGATGCTCCAGTAGTACTTGAGTTCAAATTTCATGACAAGTTTAAAGTTGTAGACTACGAAATGAGACACTGGAATTCCCAAGACTCTAAGTTCTGGACAAGTTTTAGTATTAGTTCTACACTTTTGGCCAAGTATAGCGTAGTGCCCTTGGCATACTTTACTATGGAAAAGAAAGAAGAAGATGGTTCTATAACTTCATTTAAGTTTACCAAGCCATATCTCTATGGTTATTTCCGCCAGGATGGTGAGTTATACAAGATTTACATGCCTAAGAACTTAGATAAGAAATTTATCAAGGTTCAGAATTATGTTCAAGGTATAGATCAACTAACTTATGAGCCCAAGTATTTGATCATTACATCCTCTCTAAAGGACTTAATGTGTTTTAATAAACTTGGTATAGGGAATGTAGAATGTATTGCACCAGACAGCGAGAATACAATGATAGGTGAAGCAGTCATGGGAAAACTGAGTAAACGGTATTTTAAGACAATTGTACTGTTTGATAATGATGAGCCGGGAATCAAAGCTGCTCAGAGATATCAAGATAAGTATGGATTTAATTATGTAGTTCTTGATATGTCTAAGGATCTATCTGATTCAGTCAAAGACTATGGTATTGAAGCTGTTAGAGATAAATTATTACCTTTATTGAAACAAGCATTATGAGTTGGATATATAAAGGAGAAGTATTTAATGATAGCAAAATTCCAGAAGGAGCCCTTGGGTTCATATATGAAATGGAAGCTATTATTGATGGCAAAGCTGTTAGATATGTTGGTAAGAAAAACTTCTACTCTACAACTAAAAAGAAGTTTGGAGTAAAAGCCATTGCTAATATGGAAGACAAAAGGGCAAAGAAATACACTATTCAAGTAAAAACTAACTATCAGAACTACTATAGTAGTAATAAAGTGCTGCAAGATGCACATAAAGCAGGAGTAATTATAAAAAGATTTATGGTTAGGATATGTTTCTCAAAGACAGAGCTAACATATCATGAGACTAAATTTCAATTTGTAAGAGAAGTGCTTGAGAAAGAAGAATATCTCAATCAGAACATTCTAGGAAGGTTCTACAAAACAAAATGACTATGACAGAAAATGATTTGACAGGCCTTCTATTACAGTTGGCTGACCGTGGTGTGACTG